TGCGTATGTGGCAATGAGCCCAGCCGCAGTACAGGAGCTGCTGGCATGACCGACAGCGCCAACGAAGCCGACGAGAAGCCGTCGCCGACCCTGTTCAGCCGCTCCAACATGGTCCACGACCAAGAGGCCGACAACGCCGAGATGCGCCGTGAGAACCAGTTCATGGCGCACGAGATCGGCGAGATGCACCGGGAGATGGAAGAACTCCGCAAGCGGCTGCCGACGCCGGAGGAGGTCGAGTTCTTGCGCGAGAAGAAGCGCGCCGACGAGAACGCGGCCTGGATGTGGCGCATGGTCAAGACGCATGCCCCGTGGGTCTCCGTGATCGGCACCATGATCGGCTCCGGCATCTACTGGCTGGCCACGCACACCATCACCATCAGCGGCAAGCAATGATATTCAGCGCCATCCTGAGCTTCCTGGGGGGCAGCGCCTTCCGCATGATCTGGGGCGAAATCTCGTCCTACGTCAACAAGCGCCAGGACCAGGCGCACGAGGTCGAACTGCTCGAGGTGCAGGCCAAGCTCGACGCCGCGCAGCACGAGCGCAACCTGGCCGCGATCCGGCTGCAGGCCGATCTGGGCATCAAGACCATCGGCGTGCAGGCGGAGGCCGACACGATGGTGGAGGAGGCGAGAGCGTTCCGCGAGGCGGTGGCCAACGCCATGCGGCCCAGCGGCATCAGGTGGGTGGACGCCTGGAACGCGGCGGTGCGCCCGGCCTACGCCACGGTCTGCTTGGCGCTGTGGATGCTGATCCTGTACCGCGCCGACTTCCGCCCCACGGAGTGGGATCTGTCCATGATGGCGATGGTGGCCGGCTTCTTCTTCGCCGACCGCAGCCTGAGCAAGCGCGGCAAGTGAGCCCCGAAGTGCTGATGGCCGCCGACCTGTGCCGGCGGTTCGAGGGTTTCCGCTCACAGCCCTACCTGTGCCCGGCCGGCGTGCCGACGATCGGCTACGGCTCGACGCACTACGCCGATGGGCGCCGCGTCACACTGCAGGACAAGCCCATCAGCCGCGAGGCCGCCGACCGGCTGCTGATGCTGGAACTGGAGCGCACCTACCTGAAGGCCGTGCGCGCTTTCTGCCCTGGCGCCGACACGCCGGAGCGCGTGGCGGCGCTGCTGGACTGGACCTACAACCTGGGTGCCGGGAACCTGCGGGCCAGCACCCTGCGCCGCAAGGTCAACGCGGGCGAGTGGGATCAGGTCCCCGCGCAACTTCGCCGCTGGAACAAGGGCGGCGGGCGCGTCCTGCCTGGACTGGTGGCCCGCCGAGAGGCGGAGATCGGACTACTGCCATGAACGACAAGCTGATGCACCTCGCCGCAGGGATCGTGGTGGGCGTGCTGTCCATGATCCTGTTCGGCCACGGCGCCGCGATCATCGCCGGCATCCTGGCCGGGGCAGCCAAGGAGGTCTACGACCACGCCACCGATGGCCGCCCGGACCTGGGTGACTTCGTGGTCACGGCCATGGGCGGCGCTGCCGTCGAGGCCTTGGCGCTGGCCGGAGCCGCGTGGTGAGCGAAGACCTGATGGACGGCCTGCCAGACGTGGTGCTGGAGGCCATGGCGCAGCAGGCGCAGGAGCCCGACGCCAAGCTGACCAACCTCGGCCGTGCGGTGGCCGCGATGCGCGACCAAGCCGTGACGGCGCGCAAGAACAGCGGCATCGAGCAAATCTGGCTGGAGGACGAGGAAGCCTACCTCGGCATCGACGACGAGAACCGCGCCGAGTGGCAGAACGCCAAGTGGGCCAAGCCGATGTCCATGGAGGGCGGGCTGCGGCAGGAGAAGTTCGCCAACTCCAGCGACAACGTGAAGGCCACGGCCTTCGTGACCCTGACGGCGCGCTATGTCGACGCGGGCACGGCCAAGGTCTGCGAGATCGCGCTGCCGATCGACGGCAAGCCGTTCACGCTCAAGGCCACGCCCGTGCCGGAGGGCGCCACCGAGGATCCCAGGCCGGCGGAGGCCGTGACGGGCCAGCCCATGCCGGGGCCGGATGGCCAGCCGGTGTCCGTGGGCCAGCTCGCGCAGCACGCCGCCAGCCTCGCCGAGAAAGCCGCCGCCAAGGCCGCCGACCGGATCCACGACTGGATGGTGGAGGGCAAGCACCAGGCAGAGATGCGCAAGTGCATCTTCGACATGGCGCGGCTGGGCGTGACCGTGCTGAAGGGGCCGATCCCCGAGGAGCGCACGACGCGGGTGGTGCGGCGCAAGCGGATGGCCGACAAGCGCATCGTCGAGGTCGTCAAGGAGACAAAGATCAAGCCGGCCGCGCGCTGGGTGGATCCGTGGAACTTCTACCCGGCGCCTGGCTGCGGAGAGGACATCCATGCCGGCGGGCACGCCTTCGAGTGCGAGCCCATGCTGGAGCACGAACTGCTGGGGCTGGCCGACCTGCGGACGCAGTTCTACATCCCCGAGGCGATCAAGTCCGTCATCGCCGAAGGCCCCGGCAAGTGCTACGCCGACAAGGCGCTGGACGACCCGGAGCGCACCAACAAGCAGTACCAGCTCTGGCACTTCCACGGCGCGATCAAGCGCGAGGAGTTCGAGTCGGCCAACCCGGAGCAGGCCCGGCAACTGAAGGAGGACGACGAGCGGGTCTTCGCCATGGTCACGCTGGTCAACGATACCGTGATCCGCGCCGTGCTGATGCCGGTGGAGGGACAGAAGCTGCCCTACCGCGTGGCCTCCTGGCGCCGCCGCATCGGCTGCTGGGCCGGTCGTGGCGTGGCCGAGCAGATCCGCACGCCGCAGCGCATCGTCAACGCCGCCACCCGGGCGATGCTGAACAACGCCGGCAAGAGCGCAGGCGCCCAGGTCGTAATGAAGCCGAACATGGTCAAGCCGGCCAACGGCGACAACCGGATCAGCGGCGCCGACAAGCTGTGGTTTGCCGACGATGAGATCGACGACGTGCGCAAGGTGTTCGCCGCCTTCAACTGGCCGAACACCACGCCGCAACTGCTGTCGGTCATCGAGTACGGCTTCAAGCTCGCCGAGGAGAACAGCAACATCCCGCTGGTGACGCAGGGCCAGAGTGGCAAGACCACGCCGGACACCTTCGGCGGGCAGCAACTGCAGGACAACAACGCCAACCAGCTCCTGCGGGACGTGGGCTTCTGCCTCAACGACCAGATCACGACGCCGCTGGTCGACGACTACTACGACTGGCTGCTGGCCGACCCGGACGTGCCCGACGACGAGAAGGGCGACTACCAGGTCGACACCAGCGGCGCGCTGGCGCTGATCGAGAAGGCCATCCAGGACATGACGATCCTGCAGATGGGCGCGATGGTGCTGAACCCCGCGTTCGGCCTGAACCCGGAGCGCTACGCCGAGGCGTGGATGCGCAGCAAGCGGTTGGTGCCATCCGACTTCCAGTACACCGCCGAGGAGAAGAAGCGCATGGCCGAGGCGCCGCCGCCCAAGAGCGACGCGGTGCAGGCGGCCGAGATCCGGGCCAAGGCCACGCTGGAGGCCGCCGCGATGGACCGCGACCGCGACACCATGCACCTCAAGGCCCAGACCGAGCGCACGGAGATGGAGCGGCAGTCCCAGATCGGCGAACTGCAGATGCGGTATCGCATCGCCATGCTGGACTACGCCACGAAGCGCCAGATCAGCCTGGAAGACGCCAAGAAGGAACTGGCCATCACCGTCATGGAGATGAACCTGCAGCGCGAGCTCGCCGGCAAGGACGGCAAGGGGCCGCAGGTGGCCGAGCCGGTGGTCGAGCCCGAGGGCCGGGCCCCTGAAGGCATGGCGTACCAGGCATGAGCGACTTCCGCCTGACCGACATCGACCGCAACACGCCGCTGTGGCTGGCCCTGCGCGCTCACCTCGAGCGCCGACTGGAGTCGCAGCGCGCAAAGAACGACACCGACCTGTCCCCCGACGAGACCGCCAAGGTCCGGGGGCGCATTGCGGAGATCAAGGCTCTGCTGGCGCTGGAGAACCCGCGCCCCGAGATCCCCGCCGACTGAATCCGCCGCCGGCCGCAAGGCCCACGGCACCGACCCACCCACGCCGATCGGCGCCGGTGGAACAGCAGCCCGCCTAGAGCGGGCTTTTTCATGCGGACGCAACGATGACCACGGAGACCACCGAAACCACCCCGATCACCGACACCACGCTGGATGACGACTTCCAGAGCGGGTTCGACAACGCGGAGACCTCCACGGAAACGCCGAGGGCCGACGACGACGAACCGCAGGACGAAGCATCCGCTCCCGCTGCACCCGAGTATGTGCAACTGACCCGGCAGGAGGTCGAAGAACTCAAGGCCCGCGCCGCCCTGATCGACGAGATCAAGGCCACGCAGGAAAAGAGCTTTGGCACCGCCTTCGGCAAGTTGGGCGGCCTCGAGCGCGACCTGAAGGCTCTCAAGGAGGGCAAGCGGGTCGAGATCGACCAGGCCGACATCGACGCACTGCGCGAGGACTTCCCGCCGCTGGCCGCGGCGCTGGAGAAGGTCCGCGACCTGCAGATCGTCAGCGGCGCCGGCATCGACCAGGACGCCATCGGCAAGCTGGTCGAGGAGCGCGCTGGGCAGAAGGTGAGCGAGTTCAAGCAGCAGCTCGAGTCGCGCTTCCTGCGCCGGGTCCACCCGGACTGGGAGACCTACGCGACGGCGCCGGAGTTCACGGCCTGGGTGCAGACCCAGCCGGCCGACTTCCAGCAGCAGCTCGCCAAGGCATCGGACGAGTGGGATTCCGACTTCATCGCCGACGCGATGACCAAGGCCAAGGCCGCCGCCAAGGCGCAGGCCGACGCCAACCGTCAGGTCGACGGCGACGCATCCGCACGACGAAGCCGCATGAGCGCGGCTGTCACTCCACGCGGCTCCGGCAATGCGCCGGGACCGAACGACGACGACGAATTTCACGCGGGGTTCAAGACGGGCTGACGCCCCTGACCCTGCCAACCAAGGAATCCCATCATGGCAAACGGTATGCAAACCTACGGCCTGTCCGCGGGCCGCCTCAACAAGTTCAAGGGCCAAGTCCTCGCCCATGCCGTCCCGCAGGAGTGCATCTCCCGCGCGGGCCGGCAGGTCGCGCTGCCCAAGAACAACAGCGAGACCTACGTCGGGCGCCGCTGGCTGCCCTACGGCGGCACCTCCAGCTCGCCCAACACCTTCTTCGGCACCACGACCGCCGTGGACCGCGGCAACGTCATCGTCCAGGCCCACCAGACGGCCGAGGGCGTGACGGTGCAGCCGGAGAACATCACGCCGCAGGACGTGACGTGCGTCATCCAGCAGTATTCGTGCCTGTACGGCTGGACCGACAAGACCGCCGATCTGTACGAGGACGACATCCCCGCGCAGATGAAGATCCAGATCGGCGAGCGCATGGCGCTGGTCAACGAGATGATCGTCTTCGGCGGCCTGAAGGCCGGCACCAACCAGTTCTACGGCGGCACCGGCACCAGCCGCGCCACCGTGAACGGGGGCATCAGCCTGCCGATGCTGCGCAAGATCACCATGAGCCTGCAGGCCAACCACGGCAAGATGGTGACGCGCGTGCTCAAGCCCAGCGCGGACTACGGCACCGACGCGGTGGCCGCCGGCTACCTGGTCTACTGCTCGACCGACCTGGAGCCTGACATCCGTGACCTGCCCGGGTTCATCCCGGCCGAGAAGTACGCATCGGGGTCGCCGATGGAGTACGAGCTGGGCAAGTGCGAGCGCTTCCGCTTCATCACCAGCCCCGAGTTCGTGTCGATCCTGGACGGCGGCGCGGCCATCGGCAGCACCGGCCTGTACTCGACGAACGGCACGAGCATCGACGTGTACCAGTTCATCGTGATGGCCGACAACGCCTTCTCGCAGATCGCGGTGCGCGGCAAGGAGTCGGTGTCGCCGACCTTCCTGCCGACCGGGCTGAAGACCAAGAGCGACCCGCACGGCCAGCGCGGCTACGCGGGCGCGATGTGGTGGAAGGCCGTGATGATCGAGAACAACGGCTGGTTCGCGGTCGGCAACGTGGGCCGCAAGGCGCTGTAACCCGAGGCGGCGCAAGCCGCTTCCGAAAGGACAAGCACCATGCAGAACACCATCCAGCAGTACCTGGCGAACATCTCGGCGAGCCGCGACAAGGAAGTGCTGCAGACCCTCATGCAGTACGTCGCCCGGCAGGTCAACAACGTGTCGCTGTCCTCGGCGGGGCTGGTCATCAAGGCGGGGGGTTCCACCCTCGCCAAGACCGGCGCCTCGGCGTGGTACGGACTCGTCGGCGGCCGGCTGGTGACGATCGCGGGTTCCACCGACATGCCGGCGCTGACCGGCCTGTCGATCACGGCCAACTCGTTCAACGTCGCCTGCTTCTTCATCAACTCGGCCGGCACCGTGGCGGCGCGCTTCGGCACCGAGGGCACGGCCATCGGCCGCGTCAAGTTCCCGGACTTCCCGGTGGACATGACGCTGGTCGGCGCCCTGCTCATCACGCACAGCTCGACCTTCACCGGCGGCACCACGGCGCTCGACACGGCCACCACGGTCTACCTGTCGCCGCTGGGCGCGGTCGACCCGACCTTCCTCTACACCTGAACCACAAGGAGTCCTTCCCATGGACCAACTCACCCTCCGCGGTGCGAACTTCTGCACCACCTCCGGCCTGCTGACCTGCACCGGGGCCGAGACCGTGCACGACACCACGGTCACGATCAACTACGTCATCAACGGCAAGATCGCCACCAAGACAGCCATCACGGACGGCGCCACGCCGACGACCGACTACGCCACCGGCGCGGCTTTCGTCGCCATGACGGCCAGCCAGGGCTGCGTCGTGGTCTGGGGCCTGATCTCCGGCGGCACCGTCAAGTGCGTGCAGGGGCCGATCTACTCGCTGGACTCCAGCGGCAACTTCCTGGTCGCGCCGCAGTTCCCCGCGATCCCGGACGACATGGTGCCGTTCGCCTACCAGGTGCTGAAGGCCGGCTCCACCGCCGGCACGATCACCTTCGGCTCCAGCAACTGGAACGCCACCGGCTTCACCAACGCGATCGTCAACGTCGCGGTGCTGCCGGCCCGGCCGCAGGTGTCCTGATCGACCGGGGCTCGCAGCCCGACGATCCTCCTGGGGGGCCAGCGATGGCCCACTTCTGAGGGGCGGCTTCGGCCGCCCCTCTCTTTTCTGGAGCAACCATGCCCCGACACGCACCCCGCGAGTACCACAGCGGAGACACCTCCCCGCGCGCCCTTCCGCCGGTGGAGGACGCCTCCGATCTGGAGAACCAAGTCCTGGTCGCCGACAACACCGAGGGCCTGACCGAGAAGGACTACCTCGCCGAACTGGCGTTCATGAACGAGGAAGTCGAGATCATCCTGAACCGGGGCCGCGAGAAGCACGCGCCCGAGTTCGAGCAGTTCGGCGTCAACGGCCGGATCATCTGGGTCAAGGCCGGCGTGCCGACCCGCATCAAGCGCTGCTACCTCGAGGTGATGGCGCGCTCGCAACCCATCGACATCCGCACGCACAGCGGCGAGTCGCCCGGCGACGAACTGACCTTCAACAAGGTCGAGCGCACCCAGTCGGCCGGCTTCAGCTTCAGCGTGCTGAAGGATCCGAACCCGAAGGGTCCGGCGTGGCTGGCCAAGGTCATCCGCGAGAGCTGACGTGACCTTCCTGGAACTGGTCCAGCGGCTGCACAGCGAGTCGCTGCGGTCTACGGCGGCGCCGACCAGCGTGACGGGCGCCACCGACCGCAACACGCGCCTGTTCAACCGCGTGGCCGACGCCTGGCGCGAACTGCAGGGCGAGCGCGACTGGAAGTGGATGCGCTCCACGACCGACGTGGCGCTGGTGGTGGGACAGCAGACCTACTCGGCGGCCGACCTGAGTCTGACGCGGTTCCGGTCCTGGCGCGCGGAGGACTCCAACTACTACCCCGGGCTCTACATCGACGGCCAGCCCAACACCTTCTGGCCGCTGTACTGGGAGCAACTGGATCGGTTCCGGCAGGAGTGGATCTACATCACGAACGGCAACTCCACGCCGATCGCATGGTCCACCGACGAGAGCCACCGGCTGCTGCTGGGGCCGGCGCCTGGCATCGCCTACAAGCTGCGCGCCGAGTACTGGAAGGAGCCGAGCGAACTGGCGGCCGACGCCGACGAGCCGGACATGCCTTCCAAGTTCCACATGATTCTGGTGTGGCGTGCGCTGCGCGACGTGGGCATCGCCGACGCCAAGCCGGAACTGGTGGCGCTGGCGGAGAGCAACTACGCCACGATGCACGGCCAGCTCATGCTCGACCAGGCCCGTCTGCCGTACCTGGGATGAAGCGCATCTACCGCAAGGGCGCCGTGCCGCAGGTGCAGGTGCTGCCGGACTCGGCAGTCATCGGCGGCGGCATGAACCTGACCGTGCCGCCGATGTTCGCCAAGCCCGGCACCGCCCGGCTGGCATACAACTACGAGTACGCGGTCAAGGGCGGCGTGGAGCGGGTCCGCGGCATCGAGCCCTTCGACGGCCGGACCTCGCCCAGCGCGGCGGCCTACACCTACCTGCAGTGCACCGCGACCATCAGCGGCATCTCGCTGGGCGACACGGTGGAAGGCGGCACGTCCGGCGCCACCGGCAAGGCCATCTACATCAGCGGCAACAAGATCGCGCTGACCCGCGTGACCGGCACCTACCAGGATGGCGAAGACCTGGAGGTGTCCTCGGTCGTCAAGGCCGTGATCGACGACCTCGCTCCCAGCATCGACGGGTTCCTCGAGAACACCATCTACAAGCTGGCCGCCGACGACTACCAGGCCGACATCGCCAAGGTGCCGGGCTCCGGCGCGATCCGCGGGTTGGCGGTGCTCAACGACGTGGTGTACGCCTGGCGCGACAACGTGGGCGCGACGGCCATGGCCATCTACAAGTCCACCGCGGGCGGCTGGTCCTCGGTGGCGCTGCTGGAGCAGGTGTCTTTCACGGCCGGGTCCAGCGAGTACGCCGATGGCGAAACGTTGACGCAAGGCGGCGCCAGCGCGACGATTGCCCGCGTGGTGCTGGAGTCCGGCACCTGGGGCGGCGGCACGGCGGCGGGCCGGCTCATCATCAGCGGGCGAACCGGCGGCAACTTCTCGGCCGGCGCGGGGGGCCGGGGGGGGGGGGCCGCC